AACAGATGTATTTTACCGCAGGAGGCCAGAGAAAAAGCGGTTTTGATAAGATGTTCATATTTCAAAGTATGGACATTATAACGGATAGGTTTTTATTCGAATCCGAGCTTTTAAGCCCTGATATACTAGCCGACGACGACGTTGAGGTTTACGTTGCTGATCAACTGAGACTAAAAGGCCGTATTGATTACCTTAAAAAGCGCCGCTCCAAAGGATGCACGATTAAAGGCACTGATTTGACAGGAACCTTAATCAAGGGCTATCCCATCGACCAGACGGGAGAATTCAAGAACCAGACCGTTCAGGATATACTAAACGCCCTTTGCAGCCCTTTCGGGGTAAGCGTATCAGGTGAAACAGGGGAGACAATAAAGCGCTATAACTTCAGCTTTGATACTACAATAGGCGATATTATAGCCCAACTTTGCAACAGATCCGCCCTAATTGCTAACGCCGATTCACAGGGAAATCTAGTCTTATCAGATGCAACCAGCGCAAGCGACTCAGGGGTTACACTCGCAGAGGGTGACAACATGCACGACATGGAAGTAATTATAGACCTAGACACGCGGTTTAGTGATTACTATATATACAGCCAAAACAAATTCGGAGCCTTTCAGGATTCCGAAAAGGTCGTTTCTAATAGCGCAGGAGTTACAAGCAGATATAAGCCATTTGTAAAAATATCATCAAATCAATACGAGATCGCAGACGCGGACCGCGAAGCAGCTTGGCGGCAGCAGTTCCAAGACGGGGCGGCGGTTTCTTATATGGTCGAAGTGCCGGGCATTATCGACGCTGAAGTAAACCAATTGATAAACGTTAACAGCGAATACCTAGGCGTAAACGGTCAATTACTTATCAAGGACATTGTATTTAGCTCAGTTTCTAGCGAACTGATGACGACATTTTACTTGGTTTCACCATCAACTTACGGGGGGCAAGAGGTAACAAATGAGCTTATTAAGTAGAATAAAGGGCGCATTTGCTAGGGGTATTCTTGAGGCTATAACAGATCAAGGATTTGAAGTTTCTTTGCTTTCAGGTGAAAAAATGACCGAGGCGGAGCATTTGCAGGAATTCGGACACGCGAGCAAACCCCCGAAAGGCTCATATAGTATAGCGGGATTTATAGGCGGAGACAGGAACAACCCGACAATTCTATTAGTCGAACACCCAGACCACAAGCCCGACGACCTTGAGGACGGCGAAACATGCGTTTACAATGCGCATGATATGCAAATATATTTAAGAGAGAATGGAGAGGTAAGGATTGAAGGCGGCGGATTTACTAAACTAATAGTTGATGGCGACGTAATGGTTACAGGCCGAATTGATGCAGATGGAGAGATCGAATCACAATCGGATTGCATAAGCGCGGGTATTTCTGGTAATAGTCATGTTCACGGCGGCGTACAGTCTGGCGGATCTAACACAGCAGGACCACAATAACATTATGGCGGACGTAAGTTTTATATTTGATTGCGAAAAGGGATATTCTGATATTCAGATTGAGAACGGCGATATTAAGATAGGCGACGAATTGCAAACAGCTGTCGAAATGTCCATGTTCACCGATGCAAGAGCATTAACCAACCCAGAACCTAGAGTACGCAAAACTATTGACGCGCTGCGCGGTTGGTGGGCTGATGCTATCGACGATGAAGTTTTAGGCTCATTATATTGGATATACAGCAGGCGGAAACAAACTCAGGAAGTGCTTAACGGCGTTGCTGAAGCATTCAGGGACTCATTGCAATGGTTGATTGACGACGGCGTTGCTTCTGTTATAACGGTTGTTAATGAATGGGCTGATACTGATAGAATGACCGTAAAAGTAACCATAGAAAAACCTAATGACTCAGATGTAACTTTCACTTGGGGGTTTGTCTGGGACGAAATCTTTAATTAATATGCCATACGAAAAGCCAACCCTTACAGACTTATTCTCAAGAATAAGAAACGACATATACACCTATCTAGGTTTGCCCGTTCAATTTCTTCGCAAGGGCTTCATATATGCATTATCTAAAGCGCAGTCTGGCGCGTTTAATGGCAATTATGGGTATTTAGATTGGATATTAGACCAGCTTTTTCCCGATACTGCCGACGATGAATTTACAAAGCGCTGGGCAAGTATTAAGAATTTAACGGTAATCAGCGCCGAAAAGTCTAACGGTTTTGTGGAAGCCACAGGAGATTTAGGCGCTGTTATTCCACCTAATACCCAGATCGTAAGATCCGATGGGGTAAGATACAACGTTACAGCCAATACAGTAATCGAGGCAAATCCGCAGCCCGTTCCAGTTCTTTCGGTGAATGTCGGAACCGATACCGTAACGGATGCAGGTTCAACACTGACATTCGTTAGCGTTCCTGTTGGCGTAGATAGCACCGTTACAGTAGACGGCAACGGACTCACAGGCGGGCGCGATGAAGAGACAACCGAGGAATTAAGAGAAAGAGTTTTAAATTCGTTCAGGTTTCCACCTCGCGGGGGTTCTGATTCAGATCATTTTACATGGGCAGAGGAAGCGCTTGATGCAACAAAGGTATGGCTTAGAAAATACGACCCAGACCCGGGGTTAAAT